GAACGGTACTTTTGCTACGGGTGTTCCCTTCACCGCTAATAACCAGATCGGTTTCCTTCTTGTTGAGGGTGCGGCGTCCATTTTTGCTAATTGTGACAGTGGTGGAACTGAGACAAAAACGGATACGGGTGTTGACTTCTCTGATGGTGCGGAAGGAAGCTCTAATATCTCTAACAGCCGTCAGCTTGGTTTCATTGTAAAGGGTACGGGTCAGGTGGAATTCTATGTTGATCGTGTTTTGGTAACTACCACAACCGCCAACATACCGACTTCAGCCTTGGCGCCTTGGTTCTGTGCTATGTCTGGTACGACAACTGCGGATGCCGCATGGTGTGATTACATCCATGTAGCCGCGCAGCGTGTTACCAATGGCATGACTCAGTTTGGTTCGGCCGTATAGTAGGTGACACATGGCTGATTCAAAAAAGAAGCCCCAAATCAAGGAAGATTCTGCTAAGAAGTCTAAGTATTCTTACGGGATTGATTCTAAGAAGGATCTTCCTTCTCCTGGGACAACTAAGCATAAGATGATGGTCCTATCAGGAGAGATCAAGGAGTAGGCTATGGCTGACACGTTTACGGAAAAGATCATCGAAGATGGTCCTAAGAAGCTGGTCAAATCCTTTGCTTACACTTACGTTGATACGGGCCAGAGTGCTGTTATGGCAGTGGATGTCTCTGGTTTATCAGCTCATCAGGATGGGACGGCTTGTAGTGGCCTTAGGATTAATAAGGTCTGGTTCAGTACCATTGGCGTATCAGTCAAGGTTCTGTGGGACGCAAGCACCGATACATTGGCGGTGGAACTTCCAACGAATTATCAAGGTGATTTTGATTTTTCCTCTTTTGGGGGTCTTGTTAACAGTGCGAGTAGCCCCACAGGAGATTTAAGGTTCACCACAGTGGGTCATGGATCAGGAGATTCTTACACAATAGTTTTAGAATGCACTAAAGAGTTCTAGGGCCATGCCTGAGGACAGGGAGAGACAAAATGAGCTTGAACTGGTTAAAATCCAGGGAGAGTTGAGAGTCCTGTCCGAGCGCATTGATGTTATCAAGACTAATGATTTACATCATGTTCAGAAATCCCTTGATCTTATCATCCGGATCTTGTGGGGAGTTGGTTTGTTGATATTGGGCCAGTTGGCGATAGGTTTACGGCTGGCCCTATTAGGATAGGTGAGAATTATGGCGACTTCTGGATCGGTTGATTTTAATCTGGACATGGCCGAGCTTACAGAAGAGGCTTTTGAGCGGTGTGGCTTGGAGTTCCGGACAGGCTATGATGCTAAAACTTCTCGCAGATCCCTTAATCTTCTATTTGCGGAATGGTCCAATAGGGGATTAAACCTATGGACCATCGAGGAAGTAACTCAGTCCCTAGCTAGACTATCCTCCAGTTCCTCTATTTCGTCTTATCCGATAGGAACTATCACGGCTACAGTGGGAGCTTCCGGCAGTCTTAGTATTGGCGAGACGATTACGGGGGGAACGAGCGCCGTTACTGCTTCCATCATAACGAAGCCCTCTTCTACCACGGTAACCCTAACAGTCCCGTCAGGTGCTTTCACTGCGGGAGAAACGATTACAGGATCCAGCAGCTCTGCCAGTACCACTATTAGCTCCGATCCTAGCCTGACGGATGTTCAGTCAACTGTTGATGTGCTTGAGGCGGTGATCCGAAGAAGTGGTTCCGATCTGGGCATTACACGTATAAACCGGGGAGATTATTTGAATATAGCCGATAAAACAACTCAGAGTCGTCCCTCTCAGTTCTATGTTGATCGGTTAATAACTCCCACCATAAGTGTTTGGCCTACTCCTGAAAACTCAACCGATCAGTTGATATACTATAGAGTTCGCCGTATGGAGGATGCCGATGCTGGTGTAAACACCGCCGATGTTCCCTTTCGGTTTCTCCCTTGCCTTACGGCGGGGTTGGCGTACCATATAGCAGTGAAAAGGGCGCCAGACAGGATTGGTATGCTGAAGGATATATATGAGGAAGAATTCCAACGAGCAGCGTCTGAGGACGGAGAGCGGACGGCTCTTCGTCTAGTTCCTTCCTACTCTTCGTTGAGTGTATCCTGATGCCTAAGTATGCTTCTGGGAAACGTGCTTTAGGCATCTCTGACCGATCGGGAAGAGAGTATCGTCTAAGGGACATGATTTTGGAGTGGAACGGAAGTCTTGTCGGACGTGATGAATACGAATCCAAACAACCACAATTGCAACCTAGACGTGTTACTGGAGATCCTCAAGCTTTACGGATCACACGCCCAGACCGAACGGAACCTGCGGTAGAAGTTCTATTACCCTTTAATTCTTTCACCTCTGGAAGTAGTGGATCGGCTGTTATTACGGTTCTGGAACCAGGACATGGGCGCAGCAGTGGAGATACGGTTCGATTTCGGAAGGTAGAATCTTTTGATGGGTTTACTGAATCTGCCATAGAGAGTGACTCCGGTTTCTCTATTACTAAAGTTGATAGTAATAGTTACACGTTCTCTTCTGGCAGTGGAACAGCAACTTCTGGTAACGTAAAAGGTGGCGGTGGATTCGCATCCGCTGGTCCTGTAACCGTGAGCGCATAATATGGCCTATACATTTACAACCTTAAAGACAGCTATCCAGGAGTACACGGATAACACTGAATCCACTTTTGTTGGTCAGTTGTCTCGATTTATTATAAATGCAGAAGAAAGAATTTTTAAGGAATGCCAGTTAGATGTTTTCAGGAAATCCTCCCAGGGAACTGCGAGTTCTGGCAATAAGTTTCTAACCAAACCCAATGATTTCTTAGCCCCTAATTCATTAAGTGTAATCAATTCCTCCAGCAATGAATTCCTTTTATATAAGCAGGTAACTGCTCTACAGGATTACACACCAAATCCGGATACCACGGGAACGCCTAAGTATTATGCGGATTGGGATGACGTTAGTTTCCTGTTATCCCCTACGCCTGATAGTAACTACACTGTGGAGTTACATTATTTTTATCGTCCAACATCCATCACAGCAAGTGGCGATGGTACAAGTTGGTTGGGAACCAATGCTGAACTAGCTCTTCTGTATGGGAGTTTAGTTGAGGCGTATACCTTTATGAAGGGGGAAGCTGATTTACTTCAGTTGTACAACGCTCGATTCCAAGAGTCTCTCCAGTGGATGAAGAACTTGGGCGAGGGTCTGCAAACAAGGGATCAGTATAGATACGATCGAGTTAGAAGGGACGTTGCTTAATGATAAGTGGTCAAAGTCAGGGGAGCATTAAGGATCCTCTTGTTTTCACAACCACGAATAGGGGCCATTCCCCCGAAGAAATGGCCGAAATGGCGTTAAATAAGATCATGGTTGTATCAGAGGATGCTCCTTTGGTTATACGGGATCAAGCGATGGCACATAGAGACAAGTTGAAGGAACTACTGATATTTTATATGAATAGAATGGCACAAAGCGAACGTACTACTATCTGGGCTTTAATGAAACAGCAGGGGCATGAAGAAACTGCTGAAATTATACGGAGGCTGTAATGGCTATTGGTTCTTCCGCAATATGCGGTACATTTAAGACGGAAGCCCTTGCGGGGATCCACTTTTGGACGCCTCACACTCGAACGGGCTCCAGTGCAATTAGTGCGGATACGTTCAAGATTGCTATGTTCACTAATAGTGCTTCTATTGATGCAGACACTACCGGATACACAACGGGCAATGAAGTCAGTGGCACCAATTATACCGCTGGAGGAGAGTCTTTAGGTAGTGTCACACTTGGTCTTTCCGACAACAGTAGTTCTGTACCCACGGCATTCCTAGATTTCGCGGATACTACATGGTCTTCCTCCACCATCAGTAGCGCCCGTGGAGCGTTAATATATAACAGTACTTTAAGTACTGCGGGAACAGGATCAACAACAAACCATGCCGCAAAACCTGCGGTGGCTGTGATTAATTTTGGTGGAGATAAATCGTCCAGTGCTGGAGATTTTACCATCCAATATCCGGCTAATGATGCAAACAATGCTATTATCCGGATAGCGTAATGGCCTTAATTACTGGTTGGGATAGAAGTACCTGGAACTCAGGAACGTGGAATAGTCCTGTTCCTGTTGAAGTTACGGGTGTTGAGTCCGCCAGTGCAGTTGGTTCGGCTAGTATTACAATTCCGATCACCGTTAGTGTTACGGGTGTTTCGGCTGCGAGTGCGATTGGTTCTGCTACTGCTACAGGTGCAGCAGTGGCATCTGTTACGGGTGTTTCGGCTGCGAGTGCGACGGGTTCCGTTTCTGTTACTGGAGTAGCAAATGTTTCCGTAACAGGTGTTTCAGCGGCTAGTGGTGTTGGATCTACTCAGGTGAACTTCAAATTCACTGTAGAGGGAGTTTCAGCACAGGCTCTTACGGGCAGCGGATTGGTTTGGCAGAAAATAGATACATCTCAAACATCTAACTTCTCAGTAATAAGTACAACACAAACGCCGAATTGGACAAAAATAGCGGCATAGGAACAAGATTATGGCTTCTTCGTATACAACAAGTTTCGGCATTGAAAAAATCGGGTCTGGAGAACAATCCGGAGCGTGGGGAACAACCACTAACCATAACCTGGATATCCTCGATCGAATAGCTTCATATAAAGCCGTGGGGCTTTCCAGTACTACACATACCTTAACGGTCAGAGAGGCTTCCCCCGATTCTGGAACGGAGAACCTTCAAGACGGTATGTACCGTGTCATCAAGTTTACAGGGGCTCTTGGGGCGAATAATACGGTTACTATTGCTCCGAATACTACGGCTGCATATTTTATCTTTATTAATGCCACAACGGACTCTGGTTCAAGTGGACCTTACTCAGTCATTCTTACGCAG